GGTATGACGATTTCAAAGAAAATAAGTTATATTCAGTTAATAAATAAATTATCTGAAATAACATGGAACAAAGATGCTTTTATAATTCAAAATCCAGATAGTTTATATGACATATATGTATTTGTTTACAGATAAAAAATAAAGGGCGGATTTTATCAATCCGTCCTTTTTATATCTTTATCTTATAAGTCATTCAAGACGGTTCGCAAAACCGCGATTCACACTAGCAGTATAATTTCAACCGTGCGTCCTAGTTGTGACATGAAAAACATTATAAGAAGATATCAATATGATAAAGCAGTTAAGATGGCTTCTTTACACTGTAAATCTTTGAATCTAAAACACCCTTTTTCAAAATAATATCGCATATTTGAAATAAAAAATTCATTCGATTTTAGCATTACATAATTTACATTGTGGTCTGCCGTTGTTATTGAAAGTTTAAATGGAAAACTTTCATCGTAATTCTTTCCACAATAGATGATTCCTATATCCCTATATTCTCGTAACGAATATTTTTGTCCTTTATAAATAAGGGTGGCAATATATTTGTTCTTTCCTTTTGGCGTTTCAATGAAAGCATAATTATCATTCAAATATACATTTTGTGATGAGTATTCAACATATGAATCCTTTGAAAACGCTTTATTAAAACCGCTTTCATGTTGTGCTTTTGATGCCGATTCTATGAAACACTGTTCTAAAACAAAACTGTCACCTCTTAAAAAATTAGTATCATTTCTTAGTCTATTTCCGATTTCTAAAACACTGTAATAAGGGTTGATAAGACTAACACTATTTGAAGCCATAAAAAGTGGTAAATATTTTACTTGTTTCCCTTGTCCTCTGGCAAGACTGGTATGAACTGAAATTAGTTTCTTAACTTCATCGTTACAATAATGATTTGTTTCGCTTTGATACTCGTCCATAAACATGTTTTCTACGTCAGAAAAAAGATGGCTCATTTTTTTAATCTGGTCAGCACTGTTTAAAGTTAAAGCATACCCACAACTTTCATCATTTAAAAAAAGTTCGTGATATATTCCCTTTGCTTTTGATTTACTAGTGATTTCATCACTAGGAAAAAACAATGTGTGAATATCTTTGAAAAATTTGTCTGCAACATCATCTAATTCATAATTATATCTGTAAATCAGTGCAAATTTTTGTTGTCTTTTTTTGAATCTATTTAATAACAATCTATTAAAATAGGTTGTCTTTCCGCCTGTTCTATTACCAGTGCACATATAAATCTCTGGTGTATTTCCGTTTAAGTCTTTTAATGACAAAAGTTTAGTGCCATCGTAGTATTCTTTTTCGCACATTATAATCACCTCTTTATAAGTAAAACTTATTACTTCATAAGAAATTTTTATTAATAAATTATAGCATAACTATTGCAAATTGTCAATATATGTGCTACAATTCATTTATAAGAAAAACTTATTATCTTATAAGATTAGCTTATGAAAGGTGGTGAAACTATGGGTGCAGATTTTCTAAGTCTGTTGGGAAATTATGTATTTCCTGTCGTTGCGTGTTGTGCAATGGCATATTTTGTAAAATACATGTACGACCAGACTAATAAAAGAATTGACGACTTAAACGCACAGCATAAAGACGAGGTAGACAATTTAAGCACTGTTATTTCTAATAACACAGTGGCACTTGAAAAAATGAATACTTTGATTGAGAGGTTAGGAAAATAATGAAAGCAGATACACTTATCAATAGTGCAAAAAAATATGTTGGTACACCTTATGTATGGGGCGGTGAAAGTCTGGAAGAGGGTGGACTGGATTGTAGCGGTTTAATGTATATATCATTGAAAGATTCTGGCTATGAAACTATAAGAAAAACAGCACAGGCTTATTCTTTAATCGGTAAATCTGTTTCTTTAGATTCCATTAAAAGTGGTGACTTGCTTTTCTTCGGAAAATCACAAACAAAAATAACACACTGTGCTATTTATCTTGGCAATGAATTAATGATTGAAAGTATAGGCTCATCGAAAAACACGAAAAATAATAAAGGTAGGGGCGTAGTTATTTCAAGCTTATACAGACGATTAGATTTAGTTTGTGCAAGACGTGTTTGTGAAGAAGAAACAAACAAATATAAATGTTATAAAGTGGGTAACATTTACACTGTTGCGGTTGACAACTTGAATGTTAGAATAAGACCAGATGTAAAAAGCAAAAGGAAAAACGCTAACGGCCTTACACTTGATGGAAGAAAACACGCTAATTCAAGAGGTCAGTTAATGAGTGGAACAAAAGTTACATGCAAAGAAATCGCAATAGACAAATCTTGTAATACATGGATTAAAATCCCGAGTGGATGGATATGTGCTATTTATAATTCAAAGGTATATGTAATATAATGGCTAAATGGATTTCAAAAAACACACATTTAACCGAAGCAGAAACGCTAAATAACGCTTATATTTTTTATGGGATATTTAGTAATCTAGGCTATAGTTTAGAATCCATATCAGCACTTGCAGGAAACGCAGAAGCAGAGAGTGGTATCAACCCAGAATTAGAAGAAGTTGACGGAACAGGCTACGGAATTTTTCAGTGGACACCGAAAAATGATTTGATTAAAGCGTGTGATTCACTAAATTTATCGCCGTACACAGACGGAACAGTGCAATGTAATTGCTTAGATGGTGAATTATTTGTTCTAGAAAATCAATGGTATACCACAAATGCTTTTATAACACCTTATATACCTAGCGGGGCGACCGCAGACATGGTGGGTGTTACAGCACAGGAGTTTAAAGAAAATACGCTAGGTTGGACGTCGGATAAACTCGCTATTTTATTTATGGTTGCATATGAAAGACCAAATAGAAACCCAGCTACAAATCATACTGAATTAAGGCAACAATTAGCATTAAAATGGTATGAAATTTTCACTGGTTCTCCTGTTCCACCTGTTCCACCTGTTCCGCCAACGCCAACAAAAAAGAAAAAAATGCCGATATGGATGTATGCAAGAAAGAGGTGATATAATGTCAGTTAAAACGGTTGATGAAATCATGAAAAAAATCAGAGAAAGAATCGGAGAAGATGCCAGTGACGAAACGATTGAGTTTATCGAAGATATTTCTGACACGTTTGAGAGTTTTTCTAATGCAGAAGATTGGAAAACTAAGTATGAAGAAAACGACAAAAAATGGCGTGAAAAATATCGTGACAGGTTTTTCACTTCAAAAGAAGAAGTAGAAGAAGATGATATTGAAGAACCAGAAGAGAAAGAAAAGAAAAAATTTGAAGATTTATTTGAATAAGAGAGGAGTGGTATAATGCCAAAAAGAGTTGCAGTTAGCACGTTAAATGCTACGACAAGAGATATTTTAAATGTAATCAGACAGAACGCAGGACTTGAATACCAGAATGCAGTTCCTGTTGTTGAAAAAGAAGCCGATATTCCACGTGTAGGCGAAATCATTTTCGGGTCAACATCATTAAGCAATCAGTTTCTGAACGCACTTGTGAACAGAATTGCATTGGTGAAAGCACGTTCGGCCACTTTCAACAATCCTTATGAAATTCTTAAAAAAGGGTATCTTGAATACGGTGAAAGTATCGAGGATATTTTTGTTTCACTTGTGAATGTACAGATTTATGATGAAGAATCGGCAAAAGCCAGAGAATTTCAGAGAAATTTTCCGGATGTAAAATCGGTATTTTACGCTATTAACTGGCGTGTTGTTTATCCGGAAACTATCAACGAAAGTGACTTAAATTTAGCTTTTCTTTCTGCTGATGGTATAACCAATTTAATCGCTAAAATGGTGGATGCAATTTATACCTCAAGTAACTATGATGAGTATTTACTTTTCAAGTATCTCATTATTAAAGCAGTTTCACACGGCAAAATGTATCCGGTTTCTATCGGCGATGGTACAAAAACAACTGATGCAGGTGTTCAGTTCAGAGGTCATTCAAACATGTTACCGTTTATGAGTTCTGAATATAACGAAGCTGGTGTAAAAAATACTACACCAAAAGAGAGACAGGTTATTTTCATGGATGCTATGTTCAACGCAAAATACGACATTGAAGTATTAGCGGGGGCGTTCAATATGGACAAAGCGGAGTTTATGGGCCGACTGTTCTTAGTAGACAATTTTGCCACCTTTGACAATGACAGATTTATTGCTATTCGTGAGAAATCTGACGGTCTTGAAGAGGTAACGCAGGCTGAGCTTGATTTGATGAAACACGTCAAAGCTATTTTGATTGACGAAGAGTGGTTTCAGGTGTACGATAAACTGAACAAGTTTACAGAAAAATACATGGCATCCACTATGGAGTGGAATTATTTCTATCATGTTTGGAAAATCGTAACACACAATCCATTTGCAAACGCTATTGTATTTGTAGATGATACCGCAGATGTAGCATTACCTGATACTATTACCGCTGAGATTACTGGAAAAATGACAGCTGACAATGCAACAGTTTTAACAATTGAAGCAAGTGTTGACGGTGCTAAACTTTCACCGAACGTAGCAAAATTTGTTCAGACTGAGGAATTAGTTACAAACGGTATTGCTGTTCATGGCTATGGTGCGTATATGATTCCAGCAGGAAACAGTTCACAGATTCAGATTGCGGTTGAAAATGGCGGTGCTACTTATACGAATAGCACGTCTAAGATTAACGCAAACAGTAATGTCGGAGCGAGCGTTAATCTTACAAAGCAGTAATATAATAAGAGGGTGGTTTTTTCCACCCTCAGAAATGAGGGAATATGACTAAACAGAAAATTAATAAAAGTGCTTTTGTTGATTCAAACGGTAAAGTGTGGGGAAGTGTAGGCGAAAATATCAGAAATGGCAGTAAAAGTTATGGGAGTTTAAAAGCATCTTTTGATAACTTAACAGTAGATGAATTAATAAACTTGCCGTTAATTCCAATAAATGGTCACTGGGAACAAATAACTGACAATGTGGATACTAGTTTTATTCACAATTTTTCACAATATTCTGTTAACAGTAGCAACACTTATGCAGAATTAAGTGTTAAGATTTATTCTATCATACAAATATCATCTGAAACAATTAACCCACGACAATTGATAGCCTTTCCTTTAATTAATCATAAAAGTACTTACATTGAATTTTTATCAGCTGCTACTTCTGAAAGCACCGCTGACTATTTAATATATATAGGTGATGAATAATGTATATCGAACCAACTACAAATATAAGACTTTTAAAAGACGTGCCACTTGATAACAGCTATAAGCACACGTTATTCTTTCAAACACACGCTGACCAGATTGGCTATTTTGTTTCTAAACAAAAATATAGTTTGGGTAATTATTCGTACCAGAGAATAAATAAAGGTGTTGCAAGGGTTGGCATTTGTGCAGATAACATCTATGAGTGCAATTATATGATGTTTAAAAACATAAATTTTGGTGATAAATGGTTCTATGCGTTTATTACAAAAATTGAATATGTTAACAATGAAATGTCAACTGTTGAATTTGAGATTGACGAGATACAAACATGGCTGTTTGAAATGCAATTAAAAGAATGTTATATTGAACGTCAGCACACGGTAACAGACAATAAATACGAGCATATCGAACCAGAAAGTATCGACTTTGGAAACATGATTACTCTTGAATCACACGTGCCAGATACAACCATTGATTCTGACGGCCATACAATCGGAAATTTGCATGACTGGGTGTTAGTTGTCTGCACTGCACCAAAAGGAAAAGACGATATTTTAGCTTTGAAACAAAACGGCGTTGTTAGTTGCGCTCAATATTATTACTGTCTAAATAGCAGTGCTAGTGTGAAAGATTTTTTAGTCAATGTACTTAGCAATTTTGATCAAGATAATATTTATTCGGCGTATATGTTTCCGAGTGCATTTTGTGGTGGAAGTCAGCCTGCTTCATCACATATCATTGATTATGGACAGGATGCACCGATTCGATATAACATGTCAATAAAAGTGCCAGATAGTATTAACGGTTACGTTCCTAAAAATAACAAATTGTTTTCATCACCTTATATGCTTTATGAAGCAACAGATGATTGTGGAAATTCACAGTTTTATTTGCCAGAACTGTTTGGAAGTAATAATATTGATTTTCATGTTTATGGAAAATATGTTGGAAATCCAGAAATTTGCATCACGCCTTTATCTTATAAGGGCGAAACAGAAAATTATTCTGAAACATTTGTGATTAGTAACTTTCCAATGGCAAGTTTTGCAAGTGATACTTTTCGTGCGTGGTTAGCAAATAACGGTCTATCCACATACATTGGTACGTTGGGTAATATTTCAAGCGGTGTTTTAAGTGGCATTACTGGCAATTTAGTTGGCGTTGCTCAAAGTGCTATCGGTGTTGCACAACAAGTTAATAACTTAGCTGTTGCATACAATCATCCTAACAAACTTGTAACAACAGATAATAGTCAAATTGTTGCGACTTTACTTCAAAAAATACCTAGAGTAAAAATAAAATGTTTAACACAATCGTACTTAAAACAAGTTGATGATTTTTTTACTGTTTATGGTTACTCTCTTAATGTAAAAGGCATTCCAAACTTACATGCAAGAAAAGAGTTCACTTTTGTGAAAACTAATGAGTGTGTTGTAAGAGGTGATATCCCAATAGATGCTATCCGTACAATTTGCAAATGTTTTGACAGTGGTATTACATGGTGGGTGAATGGTGAAAACGTAGGAAACTATGAAGTTGATAACTCAGTATTATAAGGCGGTGTATAATGAAGAAAAAGAAAAATCAATCGTTCCATAATACGCTAATGGCGAACGGTGCAACTTATGTGCAATATTATAACCGATTAATGGAACTTTCTATGTCAATGTTTGAATGGAAAAATTTACCAGATACAGTTGATGAAAGATACTTAGAACTAGGGCTTTTTTCTTCTGGTTGTATGGTATTTTTTAAAGATGATGTAATCGGTGAATTAGCTTTGAATATGACATATCAAGGTGGTTTCGATATTTATGGTGAACCTACTAAGCGTAGAGCGTATAGCAGATACAATCAATTTCAAACAACTCTTGATAAAGACAACAGTGTAATTATATGGAACAATATGCTGAGAACTAATTCGGCACTTGACGTGCAAATGTTTGCATATAGATTATACAATCTTGATAGAATAGTTGACATCAACGCAAACGCTCAAAAAACACCTGTTTTAATAACTTGTGATGAGAAACAAAAGTTGACTATGAAAAATCTTTACTTACAATATGAGGGCAATTATCCTGTAATTTTTGGTGACAGTAATCTGGATATCAAAAGTCTTAGCGTATTAAAAACAGACGCACCTTTTGTTAGTGATAAAATCTATGATTTAAAAGTTAAAATCTGGAATGAAGCACTCACTTATTTAGGCATTTCAAATATAAACACTACAAAGAAAGAACGGATGATAACAGATGAGGTTATTAGAAATCAAGGTGGAACGATTGCTAGTCGATATTCAAGACTTGAGAGCAGACGTAGAGCAGTTAAAAAAATTAATAAAATGTTTGGACTGAATATAACTATTGATTACAGAGAAGATTTTCAAAGTACAGACATTGAAAATGATACGTTAGGTGGTGATAGCCTTGAGTAAATACACAACGCAAGTTAGATTTATTTGCGAAAGTAAAAGTGGATTAAATGAAAGCATGGGTTTTTTATCAATTGATGAAATAATTTCTAAATCATGGGATAAAATTTTTACCACAAAAGTAACCTTTTTTGATGAGAATTATAGAAAGATAATTTGTTCAAAAATATTGAAACATTTTTACTTGCGTGAAATCGGTACTGAAACTTTTGGTATATGGCAGTTGTGGATGAATACTAAACTGGAAGAAATTATGCCGTTATACAACCAGTTGTATGAATCATGCAATCTTAAATTTAATCCGTTTTTTGATGTCGATTTGACAAGGGAGCATAAGGGTAAAGGTAATACGGTTAGTAACGGTGACAATAAATCTGTTAACAATACGACAGTTAATGCTAACAGTGTTACGCAGAATAACGGTGTAAATCGTGATTTATATAGCGATACACCTCAGGGTGCGTTGACAGGAGTTGAAAACGAAACCTATTTAACGAACGCTAGAAAAAACATTGACGAAAACACAACAAATACAAACACAAACACGAATAGCGTTAACAGTGAAACGAATAATAATAAAACAGAAGCAAGCACGACAGACGAATATATTGAAACAATAGTCGGTAAACAAGGTAGTAAAAATTACAGTGCTTTATTAAAAGAATATCGTGAAACTTTTCTAAACATTGATATGATGATTATTGAAGAGTTTAATGACTTATTTTTAAATTTATGGTAGTGAGGTGAAAAAAAATGACAGGGTATGAGAACATTAGACGTATGTGTTTTCCTTTGGTTACACCAGTTTTACCTAGTGTATTTGATGATTCATTATCGTATTATGAATGTTTAACACACGTTGTCGGCGCTTTAAATAAAACGATTGACGCTGTTAATTTTATAGGAAATAACACTGAGCAACTTTTCAATCAGTGGATTAATGAGCACAAAGACGAAGTGCTATTAAATGCATCATATAACGAAGAAAGTAAAACTTTATTCGTGTATGCAAAGGGATAATATAGGTGGTAAACAATGAAAAAATATATTGAAAAAATTGATTTATCTGGAACAGAACTTTTTATCAGTGATTCTGAATCCAAAGAAGAAACTAAAAGACTCTGGAAAAGATTCGGACAACTTGATTTATCCGGTAAGACTGTTTTCATTGGCGATAGTTACGGTGAGGGATATACCACAATATTCGATAATACAGGTGCTATAAAAGGTTACACTATTAAGCCATGGGAAAATTATGTTATCGAAAATTGTGGAATTACAGACTATGTGATAAGCTGTCGTGGTGGTTCTGGCTTTGCAGTAACAAACAATACTTTCGAATCGTTACTTGATAGTGTTCAAACTGACACACCAGAAAGTGTAAAAAATATAGTTGTATGCGGTGGTTATAATGAGCCAGCGGACATTAACGCGATACAAACTTCTGAAGCGAGTTTTTACAGTAAAGCGAAAAGTAAATTTCCTAACGCTAAAATCTTTTGTGGCATGATTGGTTGGGATGTTAATTCGACTAACTGGGATAAGTTTAACAAAGTGTGTGAAGCGTATCAGTATAATGCGGTTGATTGGTTTTACTTGAACAACGTACAGTATTCTATTCATTCTGATGGTCTTATGGGTGCTGACGGGTTTCACCCGAACGAGACAGGTTATACAAAGATAGGACTTTACGTTTCAGAAGCCTTGAAAACTGGCTCATGTAATCCGAGTTTCTTTAACGTAAATGCTATTGTTAGGTTTAGTCCTAAGTGGGCGTTAACTCCCGGTAGTGTTTGGAATATTGTGACAAACTATGACGGCAATAAAAGTAGAATCATCTGGGGAAATACAGTAATTGCACCAGTCGGTGATACTACTATTAAGTGTGACGGTACAGAGTATCTTGTAGCTGCTTTAGATAGTACAAGTTATATCGGCGATGGTGCAGGATATAGCGTAATTGATAGTTCAGTAATTGTACAAAGTGGTACACTTTTCTACACTATTCCTTGTCAGTATCATATAAT